CTCGGCGGCGGCTGACCTGATCGCCACCGCCGACATCGGCGCGGTCTGCTACATCGTCGACGATCAGACGGTGGCCAAGACCAACGGCACCAACACCCGATCCCCCGCCGGGGCCGTCGTGGACGTGGACGCGATCGGCGTCTGGGTCCGGTTCGACGAAGTCCTCACCCGCGCCCTCCTGTCGTAAGGAACAGCCCTGATGATCATCACCCAAACCTCCCTTCAGGCCCTGCGTGTCGGTTTCAGCGCCGAATACCAGAACGCCTACGATTCCGTCCCCAAGATGAAGGACCGCATCGCCAAGACCGTGCGCTCCTCGACCGCGATGAACACCTATGGCTGGCTGAAGGGCCAGACCGGCCTGCGCGAATGGCTGGGCCCGCGCCAGATCGACAACCTGACCGAAGCCTCCTACGTCATTCTGAACCGGCATTTCGAAAAGACGGTCGCGGTCTCGCGGAACTTCATCGAGGATGACAACCTCGCGATGTATTCCGACGCCTTCAGCATGATGGGCGACGGCGCGGCCCGCCTGCCCGAGGAACTGGTCTGGGCGCTGCTGAAAGCCGGGTTCGCGACCAACTGTTTCGACGGCCAGTTCTTCTTCGACACCGACCACCCGATCCAGCTCGCCGACGGCTCGACCGGCACCTATGCCAACACCGACGGCGGCGCGGGCACCCCGTGGTTCCTGATGTGCACCAACCGTCCGCTGAAGCCGATCATCTACCAGGAACGCAAGGCCCCCATGTTCGTCGCCAAGGACCGCGATCTGGACGACAACGTCTTTCTGCGCAACGAGTATGTCTATGGCGTCGATATGCGGTGCAACGTCGGTTACGGCCTGCCGCAACTGGCCTGGGGGTCGAAGCAGACCCTGAACGCCGCCAACTATGCCATCGCGCGGGCGGGGATTTCCAACATGAAGTCCGATGGCGGCAATCCGCTGGGCCTGGTGCCGAACCTTCTGGTGGTGCCGCCTGCGCTGGAAAGCGCGGCCCGGCAACTGGTGAACTCGGAATACGGCACGGGCGGGATCACCAACGAATGGAAAGGCACTGCGGAACTCCTCGTTGTGCCGTGGCTGGCCTGACGCCGGTCGGTTGAACCAGAGGGGGCGGCGCACCCGCCCCCTTCGTTGAGCCGACAGGAGACCGTTGAATGGCCCGTAAACCCACCGCTGAACCCGACCTGAACCCCGCCGTCAGCGACCCCACCGTCATCGACCCCGTGCAGACCGGCGAAGGGGAGACGCTGACCATCAAGGGCCCCGCCCGGGGCCGCTGGCGCGCCGGTCGGCATTTCACCCCGGAGGCCGTCATCATCCGGGCCCGCGACCTGACGCCAGCGCAGTTCGAGGCGCTGATGGACGACCCTGAGCTGATCGTCGGCATCAGCTGACATCCCGAGCGAAAGGATCCATCGCGAACCCGACCCCACGAAGCCCTCAGAGCGGCAGGGGCGGGCGATCCGAGTAGGCGAGCCGGGCGCGGACCCGGATGAACGGGGGAGGATGCCCGTGACAGGCCGGAGAGACGGCCACCCGACTTGTCCCAGGAGCGACCCGATGACCACGACGATCCTTGTTGAAGCAAACCACGGCTTGCCGGTGCGGGTGATGCCGCTGACCGCCGACGGATCCTTCGTCGGCCCGCTGGTCACCGTCGAGGCGGGGTTCGCAGAGACGTTCCACGTTCATTCCGGCCGGGACCTGCTGATCCACGAGGTGCAGCCCCCCCACGAGGCCCCGGTGTCCTGCGATGAGCCGATCCTGAAGTGGTTCGCCTGGAAGCACCTGCCCGACCATCTGCAGTCGATCTCGCGGCCCTTCGCCATGCTGGCCGACCGGATCGTGAAGACCACGCTGCGCAGCCCCGAACGCACCGCCTGCCGGCGCAAGCTGCTCGAGGCCAAGGACTGCGCCGTCCGGGCGGCGGTGGCCGACTGACATGACCTATTGCACCCAGGCACAGTTGACGGACCGGTTCGGCGAGGGGCGGATCATCGCCCTGACCGATCGCGGCCCGATCCCGCTGGGGGTGATCGACACCGCCGTGCTGGCCCGCGCGCTGGCCGACACCGATGCGGTGATCGACGGCTATCTGTCGGGCCGCTATGCCCTGCCGCTGGCCGCCACGCCCGCCCTGGTGGCTGACCTTGCCCAGGCGATTGCGCTGTGGAAACTGCACAGCTCTGAACCCGAGGCCAAGGTCAAGGCGGACTACGACGCCGCCATGAAACTGCTGCGCGAGATCGCCCAGGGCGTGGTCCTGCTGAGCATCGCTGGGGTTGAGCCCGCCGCGTCGGGCAATTCGGGCGTGCAGATCGTGGACCGCGACCGCGAGTTCACCGCCGACAACATGCGGGGGTTCATCTGATGATCCCGCTGCAGCCGATCGTGGACCGCCTGAAGGCCCGGCTGACCCCCGACCCGCTGCGCGATGTGCGGGTCGCGCTCGATCTGGCGCGGCTGATGGCGTCGGGCGAAATGAAGGGGCTGGGCGCCCTGGCTTTTGTCATTCCGCGCGGAGGGCGGGGCCGCGCCCCGGATACGGCCACGGCTGTGTTCAGCCAGATCACCGAAGAGGTGATCAGCGTCGTGCTGTCCTTTCCCGCGATCGACAACCCGACTGGCGATCGGGCGCAAACCGCCGTCGAGGCCACGATCGACGCGGCGATCCGCGCGATCGCGGGCTGGACCCCCGCCGAGACCGTCGGGGTGTTCGCCTACCAGAGCCACCAGCTCATCACGCTTCAGCCCGGGCTGCTGGCCTATGGGGTGGAGTTTTCGATCACCGACCAGCTGAGGATTTTCGAATGACCAGCAAGCCCGATGCCGCGCCGACCGGGCTGCCGCAGGCGGCCCCTCTTCCCGGTCAGCATCCGCACATCCTGCCCACCACGGGCGGGTCCTACCTTCTGGTGGACGGCGCGTTGCTGCCCGCACCCCCCGCCCTCAACCCTGACCCGGAGGTCTGACCATGCCGATGTTCTGGCGCAAGAAGCTCTTGATGCTCAAGACCGAGGTGACCTACGGCACCGATCCGGTGCCGACCGGGGCTGCCAACGCCATCGTCTGCAAGAACCTCAAGATCATGCCCTATGAGGGGCAGGACATGGACCGCGCGCTGGACAACCCGTGGTTTGGCCAGTCGGGCAGCATCCCGCTGGATGCCCATGTCAAGATCACCTTCGAGACGGAACTGCAGGCCTCCGGCACGGCGGGCACCGCGCCCGCCTGGGGGCCGCTGGCGCTGGCCTGCGGCATGTCGCAGACCATCGTCGCGGTCACCTCCGTCACCTATGCCCCGGTCGATGCCGCGCAGGGGTCGGCGACGATCTATCTGAACGTCGACGGGATGCTGTTCGTCGCGCCGGGCGCGCGCGGCACCTGCAAGCTGAGTCTCAGTGCCCAGGGCATTCCGGTGCTGATGTGGGAGTTCACGGCGCTCTATCAGGCTCCCACCGCCGTGGCGATGGCGACCCCGACGTATACCGCCTTCCCCGATCCGCAGGGGGCGACCCGGGTGAACACGCCCACCTTCACGGTCAATGCCGTCGCTGTCGAGATGAAGTCGTTCACCTTCGATGTCGGCAACACGCTGCAGAACCGGTTCCTGATCAACGCCCAGGAGGTGATGATCACCGACCGGATGGAGACTTGCGAGTTCACCTTGAACACCATGGCACTGGCCACCTTCAACCCCTGGGCGCTGGCGGATGCGCGCACATCCGTGGCGCTTGCGATGCTGCACGGCACCACCGCGGGCCGCCGCGTGGCGCTGAACATCCCCGCGATGCAGATCCAGCGCCCCGCGAATTTCGACCAGGACCAGGGCGTGGTGCAGCAGACGATCAACGCGATCCCGCTGCGCACCTCGGCCACCGCCGCCTGGTCGATCGTCTGCACCTGATCCCAACACCCGGAGTTCCCATGGCCTACCGCCTCGTCAAGAACCGCACCTTCACCTGCACCGCCACCTTGATGGTGCCCACCGATGACGGCCCCAGGCCGGAGACAGTGACCGTCCGCTACAGGGTGCTGGAGGGTGCCGAGCAGCTGCAGATCGAAGACTTCCTGCGCGCGGCGATCCTGCACCTGGGCGACATCCTGGATGACGACGGCGAGCAGGTCGCGTTCTCGCCCGCGCTGCTGGAACAGATCCTGCTCCAGCCCTGGGCGCGGGTCGGCCTGCTGAAAGCCTACTGGACGGAAATGGCCGGGGGGCAGGTCCGCGCAAAAAACTGATGTGGGCGGGGGGTGCCTGGGCGGATGGCACTCTGGCCGCAGGCCGGGATGACCTGACCGACGATTGCGCCTTCTTCGGGATCGACCCCGCCCTGTTCGCTGACGACGACGTGGAAGAGGGCGTCTGGCCCGAAAACACCGCCGCCGTCGATGCCTTCCTCGCCGTGACCACCCAGTGGCGCGTGGTGGCCTCGGCGGCAGGCCCGCTGTTCTTTTGCGGGCTGGATTACACCGCGGTGCGGGCGGGGTTCGACCTCGCCGGTATCACGCCCTCGCCCGGCCTGTGGGCGGACGTGCAACTGATCGAAGCGGGTGCCCTGGGTGCCCTGAACCGGAGACGATAGTTGGCCTTCACCCTGTCCATGCTGTTCAAGTCCGACTCCGCCCAGGCGAAGGCGGACCTGCGCGCGCTGCAGGGCGAGGTGGCCAAGACCGGTGCCGGGGCAAAGACGCTGGACGCAGCAGGCAAGACCGGGGCTGCCGGGATCGGTGCGCTGGGGCGCAGCGCGGACAAGACCGAGGCCGATCTGCTGGGGCTGGCGGCCGCCCAGAAATCCGTCGCCGCCTCGGGCACGACGATGACCCGCACCAACACCATGGCGGCCGGGTCGGTCGGCAACCTCGTCGCCCAGTTCAACGATGTCGGCATGATGCTGGCGGCGGGGCAGAACCCGCTGATGCTGGCGGTGCAGCAGGGCAGCCAGATCAGCCAGGTGATCGGGCCGATGGGCGCGGCCGGGGCGGTGAAGGCCTTGGGCGCGGCGTTCATGGGGATGCTGAACCCGGTCAACCTGGTGGTGATGGGCAGCATTGCAGGTCTGGCGCTGGTAACGCAGTGGCTGTTCAGCACGGGCGAAGAGGCTGGAACCTTCGGGGATCGCGTCGAGGGCTTGGCGGACGGAATTGACCGCTACGGCAACTCCGCTGAAAAGGCGCGTTCAACTAGCGCCGATTTGCGCAAAGAGTTCGGGGCCGGTGCCGAGGCGGCCCGCAAGTATTACCTTGAGATCGTGGAACTTGATCGCCGCGAGGCAGAACGGCAAGCGCGCGCAGCCGCCGAGTCCATCCGGGCCGAGATCGCGCCGGTGACCTTTATGAAAAGCGGTCAGCGCAACCTTGCTGACTTCTTCGACCTGTCTGTTTGGTCGCGCGATGCGCAGCGTGCCTTCAATCCGGTTCTCGATGCCTTCCGGGCAATCGAACAGGCAGATGGAATCGACGCGCAGATCGCCGCGCTGGAAACTCTGCGTGACCGTTTTATTGCCGCTGCAGAAGCCTCGGGCAGCATGTCGGTCAACGAAGAGGCCGCACTTCGCCAGATCAACAGCCTGCTTCTGGAACAGCAACGCCTTCGCGGCGCTATTCAGGACGATAACAACCAGCGGACGGAGGACAACGGGCGCTTCGCCACCGCTCTTGAAGTCGAGAACAACCTGATTGCCGAACAGTTGGCCCGCCGGGAGGCGCTGGCCGACGCCACCGAACTGCTCCGCGACTTGTTGATCGAGGCTGCCGGGGTCAATCTTTCGGGCGTGTTCGACAGTGCGCTGGGATCTGCCGATGCGCTGCTCGGGAAAGTAGGAGCGATCCTATCGGGTGTGAGGGCCGCAGCGGGCGAATATGCCGCCGCCCAAGGCCAGCTGGCTCAGATGGCGGTCGAGTTCTCACCGGGCGGGCAGGCCCTTCTGGCCTATGGCAACCGCGGTGCACCGACCCCGGCACAGCGTGCGCTTGAGACACGCAACATCCCCCGCTCCACCGGCGGCACCGGTGCTGGCGCAGGCGGTGGCGGCGGGGCTGCAGCCGAGCGCGATGCAGTGGCCGAGCTGATCGAACGGCTGCGCGAAGAGCAGCAGTTGATGATCGAGATGGACCCGGTCCGCGAAGAGCTGGCCAAGCACCGCAAGGTTCTGGCCGAGACGACGGCGGGCGAGCGGGCCGAGATCGAGCAGTTGATCGCGGCCGAGGTGCAGTTGCAGGCGGCACGCGAGGCGGCGGATTTCTTTGGCGATGCCTCGCTCGATTTTCTGCAAGGCATCGTCAGTGGCAGTGAGTCGGCAGCGGACGCGGTCAAGAAACTGCTATCGTCGCTTCTGGATGCCAGCATCCAGGCGCTGTGGCTGGGGCAGGGGCCGCTGGCGGGCCTGTTCGGCATTTCGGGCGGGATCTTCAGCGGGCTGTTCGGGGGTGGCCGGGGCGGCGGCGGCACGCAGGGCCTGCCGCTGTTGGCCGGGGGCGGGATGATCTACGGCGCTGGTGGCGGCACCGCGGACCGGGTGCCGGTGATGATGAGCGCCGGAGAGTTCGCGGTAAACGCCCGTTCAACGGCGCGTTACAGGCCCGTTCTGGAACGCATCAACGCCGGGGCGGACCTGCCCGGATACGCGGCGGGCGGCCTGATCGGCGGCAGCGCGGGCGGCTTTGCAGGCGGGGCAGGTCGGGCCGGGCCGCTCGCTCTCCACGTCCACATCAATGGTGCCGCAGGGGACAAGGAGATCGAGGCGCGGGTGGTAGCCGGAGTGGCGGCAGGGCTGGAGATGTTCAGCCGCGAACGGCTGCCCCACGAGGTCAAGCGCATCCAGCGCCAGGGCGGGCGGGTCACAGGTTGACCGTGCTCACGTTCCCCCTGTCGTTGGAGGCCTTCTTTGGCGCATTGCCGGTGGCCGAAATCACCTTCGATGCCCCGCCGCAGGTCGAGATGGCGCAGACCGGCGGGGGCGAGCAACTGGTGGCGGAAACCGGGCCGCAACTGTGGACCGGGTCGGTGCGGCTGGGGCTGATGACCCGCGCCGAAGCGGCCACACCCGATGTGCTGCTGGACCTGCTGCGCCGCCCCGGCGCCAGCTTCTACGCCTGTGACACCCGCCGCCCGGCCCCGCTGGCCGATCCCGCTGGCACCTTCCTGGGCGCGACCGTGCCGACGATCGCCAGTCTCGGGACAGATGCGCGCGAGATCAAGCTGACCGGGTTGCCCGCCTTCTACGTGCTGTCGCGGGGGGATTATTTGAGCTGGGCCTACAACAGCGGCAGACAGGCCCTGCACCGGGTGGTCGACGCGGCCGTGAACGCCTCCGCAGGCGGGATCACGCCGGCGTTCGAAGTGACCCCGCCGGTGCGGGCGGGCGTCACGGTGGCAACGCCCGTCACCTTGTTGCGCGCCGCCTGCAAGGCGGTGATCCGGCCCGGCACGGTCGCGAAGGGAACCAGTTGGCAGACGGTGACCGAGGGCATGACGTTCGACTTCGTGCAGACGCTGAGGTGATCGGATGAAAACCTATTCGGCGACCGCCCTGACCTATCTGCAAGGCCGCGAGGGTGTCGCCTCGAAAAGCCTGCTGTGGGTGCGCGCGCGCAACCGCACCACCGGCGTCGAAGAGGCGATCGGTGTGTGGACCGGCGACGAGGACCGCAGCTTTACCATCGGGGGGGCGACGCGGACCTATGCCGGGGAAGGGGCCATGCTGCCGATGGAGCCGATCGTGCAGCGCGCCGGGGTCGACGTGCGCCTGCTGCGGGTGATCCTGAACCCTCTGGACGCAACGGTGGCCTATCTGACCCGGACCCTGGACATAGGCCTCGTCCCGGTCGAAATCCATCGCGCGCTGTTCTTTCCCGCCACGGGCACACTGATCGAAGAGCCGCACCGGGTCTGGAAGGGGTTCGTCGACGCCGCCCCGATCACCACCCCCGAGGTCGGCGGCGTGGCCTTTGTCGAACTGACGCTGGCCTCTGCCGCGCGCAGCCTGCAGCGCGGGCTGACCCTGACCAAATCCGACGCGGTGCAGACGCTGCGGGGCGCGGACCGGTTCCGCCGGTTCCAGGATGTGTCCGGGTCGGTGAAGGTCTGGTGGGGCACCGCCCGGGCCGAGGCTCCGCGCCCCGCCCCGACCCCGTCGCCCGCACCGGTCAAGGGGGGTGGGCAGTGAGACGCCCGGATTGGAAACCGCGGCTGATCGCCTGGCTGGCCGAGGTGGCTCGCACGCCGTTCGCGTTCGGGCACCATGATTGCGCGCTGTTTGCCGCCGGGGCCGTCCAGGTGATGACCGGCCGCGACCCGGCCGCCCGGTTCAGGGGCCGCTACCGGACCCTGAAGGGCGGACTGCGCGTGCTGCGCGCCGCGGGGTTCGACGACCATATCGCCCTGGCGGCCAGCGAGTTGGCCGAGGTCCATGTCAGCCGCGCCGCCCCCGGCGACCTGGCGGTGGTGCCCACCACCGAAGGCGATGCCCTTGGCCTCGTGCAGGGCGAGGTGGTCTATGTCCTGATGCCGGGTGGGTTGGGGATGACCCCGATGTCGCAGGCCAGCCGCGCGTTCCGGGTGGCATGATGCGGCGCGCGATCCTTGCATCCCTCGTTGCTCTGCCGCTGCTGGCCCTCACCGCCGGGACGGCCGAGGCAGGTCCGGTGTTCCTTGCGGTGCTGTCGGCCGGCGGCGGCGTTGTCGCAGCCTTTTCGGCCACGGCCGTCGGAAGCTTCCTGACCGGAACGATCGCGGGGCGTCTGCTGGCGACAGTGGTCCTGTCGGCCTTGCAAGCGGCGCTGGTCCCCAAGCCCCGCCAGCCCGGCATCCAGACCGAGGTCACGACGGGCGGCAGCACCAATCCCGCGTCGTTCATCCTGGGCACCTATGCCACCGCCGGAAACGCGGCTGCCCCGCCGATGTCGCATGGCAGCACCAGCCACACCCCCAATGCCTATCTGACCTATGTGATCGACCTGGGCGACGTGCCGGGCCAGACCCTGAGCCGGATCATCGTCGACGGCAGCTACATCGACCTCGAACCGACGGCATCCTCGGAGTATGGCCGCGAGGCGCTGGCCCCGCTCGAAACCCACATGTGGGTCACCTATCACGACGGCACCCAGACCACCGCCGACGCGACCCTGCTGGACAAATACGCCACCTATCCGGAACGGCCCTGGGCGGCCGACATGATCGGCACCGGCATCGCCCACGCCATCGTCACCTTCCGCTTTCACCCAGAGCGGTTCTCGGGACTGCCCGAGGTCCGCTTCGAATGCGGGTCGATCCCGGTCTACGATCCGCGCGCCGACACGAGCGTCGGGGGCTCGGGTGCGCAGCGGTGGGCAGACCGCAGCACCTGGACGGGGTCGGACAACCCGATGGTGTTGATCTACAACATCCTGCGGGGCATTGCCCTGCCCGGCCTCGGCGTCTGGGGCGGTGGCATCGAGGCCGCGGACCTGCCGCTGGCCGCATGGTTCGCCGCGATGAACGAATGCGACGTGGCCGTGCCGCTGGACGCGGGCGGCACCGAACCGGCCTTCCGCGCCGGATACGAGGTCAAGGTCGACATGCGCCCCGCCGACGTGATCGAGGCGCTGCTGGCCGCCTGCAACGGCCAGTTGGCCGAAGTGGGCGGCGTGTGGAAGCCGCGCGTCGGCGGGCCCGGCCTGCCGGTGTTCTTCTTCACCGACGACGACATCGTGATCAGCCGCAGCCAGGAGTTCAGGCCCTTCCCGGGCTTCGAGAACCGTTTCAACGCGGCGACGGCCACCTATCCGGAACCCATGGCCCTGTGGGAGTCCAAGCCCGCGCCGCCGCTCTACAATACCGTCTGGGAGGCCGAGGACGGCGGTCGTCTGGAACGCGCCCTCGACCTGCCCGCCGCGCCCTATGCCACCCAGGTGCAGCGCCTGATGCAGGCCGACATCGCGGAAACCCGGCGCTTCGCCGAACACAGCCTGGTTCTGCCGCCCGATGCAGCCATCCTGGAGCCGCTGGACGCCGTGTCCTGGACCAGCGCGCGCCACGGCTATGCCGCCAAGGGGTTCGAGTGTTTCGAGGTGTCGGACGATCAGACGAGGATCTTGCAGGCTCTGGTGATCCGCGAGCGCGATGCCGCCGACCACGTCTGGGACGTGGCCGATGAACAGCCCTGGTCGGTGCCGTCTGCGGTGACCGTCGCCCCGGCCGTCCTGACGCTGCAGGATTTCGCCATCGTCGCCCATGTGGTCGAGGACGGGGTGGGCAACCCGCGCCGTCCCGGCCTGCGCGCGACCTGGAACGCGGCCGGTCAGGACGGGGTCGAGGGCGTCGAGATCGAGGTGCGTCTGGCGGGCGGGGCCGTCGTCACCACCTGGACCTCGCCCGACATCGCGGCCGGCGCGGCCATCCTGTCGGCCGGGCTGGTGGCTGACGAGGCCTACGAAGGGCGCGGCCGTCCGGTGATCGACGGCCCCGCCGCCTGGACCGCCTGGACCGCTGTCACTACGCCGGACATCCCGCTGCAGACGATCGACATCGGCGCGAACCAGATCACCGTGCCGGTGCGCGCGTTCGAGGTGGGAACGCTGACGCTGACCACCGAAGTTACCTGGACCGTCATCGGCAGCCTGTCGATCACCCGGACGGGCGTGCCGACGGAACTGTCCTGTGCGCTGTCGCTGGAGGCCGATGCCGAGGGATTTCTGCAAGTCGCGATCTTCCGGGAAACCGACGAGGTCCGCCGGGCCAACCATGCCACGGCACCGGGCGGGCGGCAGGTCCAGATGGCGTTCAGCACGATCGATTTCGACCTGGGCACGGGGGTGACCGCCTACGAGCTGCGCGCCCGCAAGCGCGAATCGACCGCGACCGGCGGCTGGAACGCCGATCTGCGCGTCCTGCGCCGCTATTTCTCCGCCGTGCAGTTCCAGAGGTGAGCATGGCAGACACCCTGGCCAGATTTGTCGTCACAGGACCCGACGGCGCGCTGTTGCGGTTCGGCTCCTGCCATCCGGACGAGGTGGCACATCAGGCGCGCCGCGGAGAGAGCGTGGCCCGCGTCGATGCCTTCCCCCCCGGCATCGAAAACGATCCCGCGGCCGAACCCGGCCCGGACGGGGTCATGGCAGAGGCCAGAGCGGCGCGGCGTCATGCCTTCCAGATCGAGGCGGACCCGCTGTTCTTCAAGGCGCAACGCGGCGAGGCCGCGATCGCCGACTACCACGCCAAGGTCGCGGAAATCCGTGCCCGGTTCCCCTATCCTGACGAGGACCCCCATGGTTGATCTCTGCACCCTGACCGGAACCCTGCGCGATACAAAGGGCGTTGCGATCGCCAATGCGGTCGTCACGCTGCGCCCCGTGCCGGGCGAAACCCGGGTGACCAGCACCGGCATGATCGCATTGCCGATGGTGCCAGACCCGGTGACCACCAGCGCAGCCGGGGTGATCACCCTGATCCTGGCCCCCGGATACTACGAGGGGTCGGTCAGGGAGCCGACCGGCCGCAAGACCCCCATCGAGGTGACGGTCCCCGACCTCGCCTCCGCCGCTCTGGAAGACTATATCGGCAAGGTCGATGTGGTGCTGCTGACAAGTGCGCAATCGTCAGCGGCGGCAATTCAACCCTACGGCAATCGTGCGGCGTGCGTTGCCGCGCTCGCCGCGCTGCCCCCCACGATTACGACTGTTGGGTGGTTTGTCGCTGTTCCGACCAACTTCGTTTACGTTCTGCGCATCGTCCGATCTGCGGGGGCCACGGCCATCAGCGACATGCCGGGTTGGCTTCCCGATGGCCGTGCCACACCGGACCACTTTGCGCAAAACACGATCCCCGGCACCACGGATATGAGCGCAGCATGGCTAGCCATGACTGCGGCCAGCGGCGGCAAGGTGTGCGAACTGCTGACGGGCTCGGTCTATGTATTCAACACCCAGATCGACATCACCACGGCCAGCGTGACCATCCGGGGCAACGATGCGGAATTGCGCAAGGGGGCCAGCTTTTCCGGCACGTCCCTGATCAGGGGATCGGCGGCTGATCTGGTCCTGGAGGACTTCTTTCTGGACGGCATCGACAAGTCGGTTTCGTCGGCCATTGCATTGAACGCCGGGACCGCCCCCGGATTCAAGGCGCGAGGGCTGAAGCTGCGCCGCAGCCAATATGGGATATCTGCCGTCAGCAATAGCCGGGTTCTGATCGATGAGTGCGACATCGCTGAAACAAGCAACTACTCCATCCGCGCCCACAACATCGCCGACACCGAAGTGAACGATGACATCACCATCCGCAATTGCCGGTTGGACAGGTCAGACGCTGACCCTGCCACGGTCTTGTCCGGTTGCGTGCTGGTCAGGGGGACCGGAACGAGGCTCAGCACCAACGTCAAAGTCTTGGACAACGAGATGATCCACGTCGCGGACCCGACCAATTCGGCGGGCCTGTGCTGCGAAATCCGCCATGCTGACGGGCCGGTGTTTTCCGGGAACACGGGCATCGACGGCGCGATGCTGGTGTCGATTGCGGGAGGGCCAAATGCCGTGGTGACGGGCAACAGCGGCCTCGGGCAGACGTTCTACGGGATCGAGATTGCGGGCATCAATGGCGTCGCCTGCGACAATCCGACCGTGACAGCAAACACCCTGAAAGGCGCTGGCGTCCTGAACCGAGGGATTGCGCTGCAAGGGGTGGTTCCAAGCCGGAACGCGGTGGTCAGCGGAAACGCGATCAGCGGATATCTGGACGAAGGCGTGTTCACAAACGACCAATGGGATGATGTCACGGTCGGCAGCAACAGCATCGACATTCATCCGGGGGCGACCGGCATCAAGGCGGTCTATGTGATCGGACCCGTGACGGGGCTTTCTGTGACGGGCAACACGTTGAACGGTGGCGGGACCGGGGAAAAGGCGATCCACCTGATCGATGTGGACACGGCGAACGTATCGGGAAACACGACGCGCGGCTGGACCGAAAACGAAGTTCTCCTGCAAAGCTTGACGTCAATCGACAATGTGAACATCAGCGCAAATATGTTCGGCTCCGGTCTTGCCGGAACCGCGATTGGCACCACAGGGGCCGGGACGTTCGGCCCGAACATCCGGGCCTTCGGCAACATTGGATATCGCAAGGGGAATACCGAACAAGTCAACGTGGTGGACTTGGCAAACGATGTGGTTGATGCGGTGTCGAGCCTCGCGCCGGAAGGGTTGGTGTCCGCAGGCGTCGGATCGACACTGCGCCGCAGATCGGGCCTTGTGGGGAATACACTCTATGTCAAGGAATCCGGGACCGGCAATACCGGGTGGGTGCCTGTGACCGCACCCAGGCGCGTGCTGCGCAGGGTGACGGTGGATCGGGCGCTGACCGACACCACAGCGTTGCAGCCCATGTTCGACAGCCCGGCATCGATCTTACTTGAAACCGGCCTCTATGAGTTTTCAGCAACGATCTACATGACCGGGATGAGCGCAACCAGCGGCAACGCGAGGTTTCGTCTGGTCAATGGAACGGGAACTGTTGTCGGTGACAGTCTGCAAGTGGTCGGGGTGGACGCGGCAGACCCCTTGGCGGGCACACCAACCTGGACATTCACCAACGGCACGACGGTCTTGACGGCGGCGAGCATGGTCACGGCAGGCGTCGGCACCGAACTTTCCGCCCGCATCACCGGATACTTCGTTGTCACCGTTGCAGGGACGATCATCCCGCAGCTTCAGTTGGTAACGGGCGGGGTGACTCCGACGTTGCAGAACGGCAGCTTGTTCGAGGCGCAGCGAATTGCGGGCAATACCACCACCCTGGGGGATTGGCAGTGATGCAACGGCCCCCTCCCCGGCGCTGGCCCGCGATCCCGCCCGATAGGCCGCCCCTCGTGGCGCGGTGGCGATCTCGGCCCAAAGCGGTGCGGGTGGACGGGGCGTTAAACCCGCGTTCAAGCCGGTCTTGAAGCCCTGCGGATCGGACCCTGGCCGAACGCCGTGGGCAGGGGAGATTTCGGCTTCGACCCCCGCGAAGCCCCTGCCCCGCCTGCGGTGCAGGCGGAAATGCGATTGATGCCAACTCTCGTGACAATCTCTGCAGACTCTGCTGTCACGCCACAGCCACAGCGGGTTGTCCACAGAAACTTCACACAGAATTCGCTTTACAGGCTATCGCGCGCGATTCACTATATCTAGTAAGAGCGGCGTAAGGGTTGTGTCGCTTCTTGCCAGACACCCAGCCAATTGTGGGTAAGGCCCCACCAGAGGCATCATAGTGAGGCCGGGCCATGTCGCTTTCCGAAGATTTTCTGTCCTCCGACGATCTGCATCCGATCGATATCGTCGAGACGCTGGCCGAACACCATTCCTGGGAGTTCGACCGGGTGACCGATGACCAGATCGCCATGGCGGTCGAAGGGCAATGGCGGACCTATTCGCTGACTCTCGCCTGGTCGCCACAGGACGAAACCCTGCGGCTGATCTGCACCTTCGAGATGGAGCCGCCGCTGGACAAGATGGGGCAACTGTACGACGTGCTGAACCGCTGCAACGACATGGTGTGGACCGGGGCCTTCACCTATTGGGCCGAGCAGAAACTGATGGTCTGGCGCTATGGCCTGCTGCTGGCCGGGGGGCAGGTGGCCGGGCCGGAGCAGATCGACAAGCTGATTGCGGCGGCGGTGATGGCGTCGGAACGGTTCTATCCGGCGTTCCAACTGGTCGCCTGGGCCGACAGGTCGCCAGCCGACGCGATGAAGGTTGCCATTGCCGAGGCCTACGGGCGCGCTTAACCTGCGACAGCGATCAGGCGCACGATCACGGGAGGCGCGAATGCTGGATCATGTCGCCCGCGATGGGCTCGTGCTGCTCGGCTGCGGCAAGATGGGGTCGGCCCTGCTGGCGGGATGGCTCGCGGCGCAGATCCCGCCGGTTTCGGTCTGGGTGATCGAACCGAACCCGTCAGACTGGCTGCGCGGGCTGGGCGTGCATCTGAACCAAGGGGTGCCGCCAAGTCCCGCCGTGGCGGTGCTGGCCGTCAAGCCGCAGATGATGGGGGCGGCGCTGCCCGCCTTGCAGGCGCTTGGCAACGGGCGCACCGTCATGGTGTCGATCGCCGCCGGAACCACGATCGCCACGCTGGAGGCCGCATTCGGCACCCGGACCCCGATCGTGCGCACCATGCCGAACACCCCCGCGATGGTCGGACGCGGCATCACCGGGATCTGCGGCAATCCGCATGCCGGGGCCGGGGGGCTGGCGCTGGCCCGCAGCCTGATGTCGGCGGTGGGGCAGGTGGTGGATCTGGACGGCGAGCATCAGATCGACGCGGTCACCGCCGTGTCGGGGTCCGGCCCGGCCTATGTGTTCCACATGATCGAGGCGCTGGCTGCGGCGGGGGTTGCCCTGGGCCTGCCCGATCAGGTCGCGATGCAACTGGCCCGCGCCACGGTCTGCGGGGCGGGCGAGCTTGCGGCACGCTCGGATGAAACGGCGGCACAGTTGCGCCTCAACGTGACCTCGCCCGGCGGCACCACGGCGGCGGCGCTGACGGTGTTGATGGATGCCCGGACCGGCCTGCCGCCCCTGGTGGCCCGCGCCGTCAGGGCCGCCGCCGACCGGGGCCGGGAGCTTGGCACGTGATCACCTGGGACGAGTTCGAAAAGGTCGACATCCGCGTGGGCGTCATCACCCGCGCCGAACCATTCCCCGAGGCGCGCAAACCCGCGATCCGGCTCTGGGTCGATTTCGGCCCCGCGATCGGCGAGAAACGCTCCTCGGCCCAGATCACCCGGCACTACACGCCCCAGGGCCTCGTGGGGCGGCAGGTGCTGGCGGTCGTGAACTTTCCGCCCCGCCAGATCGGCCCGGTCCTGTCGGAAGTGCTGGTGCTCGGGGTCCCCGATGCGGCGGGCGAGGTTGTGCTGATCGGCCCCGGCCACAATGTTCCTTTGGGGGGAAAACTGTTTTGAAGAAACTCCTGATCACCCGCCGCCTGCCCGCCCGCGTGCTGGAGGTGGCCCGCGCCCGGTTCGACGTGACCCTGCGCGACGTGGAATCCGCCGTGCTCACCCCCGCCGAATTGCGGGCCGCCCTGCACGACTTCGACGCCGTGCTGCCGACGCTCGGCGACCGGTTTCAGGCCGATGTGTTCGCCGATGTGCCCCGGCCGCGCGCAAGGATCCTCGCGAATTTCGGGGTGGGCTACAATCACATCGACGTGGCGGCAGCCCGTTCGGCCGACGTTGCGGTGACCAACACCCCCGGCGCCGTGACCGAGGCGACGGCGGACATCGCGCTGACGCTGATGCTGATGACCGCGCGGCGGGCGGGCGAGGGCGAGCGTCTGCTGCGCGCCGGGCGGTGGGCCGGCTGGGGCCCGGTGCAGATGCTGGGGATGCATCTGTCGGGCAAGTCGGTGGGCATCGTCGGCATGGGGCGGATCGGCCGCGCCATCGCCCGGCGCAGTCACCATGGCTTCGGCATGACCGTGCTGTTTCACAACCGCTCGCCCGTCCCCGACGTCGGAGCGCCCGCAACCCAGGTGCCGATGGAACAGGCGATGGCGGCGGACGTCGTGGTGGTCGCCGTGCCCGGCGGCCCGGCCACCCACCACCTGATCAATGCGGCGATGCTGGCCCGGATGCAGCCGCACGCGCTGTTCATCAACATCTCGCGGGGCGATGTGGTCGATGAAGCGGCCCTGATCGCCGCCCTGCAGACCGGGCAGATCGCCGGGGCCGGCCTCGACGTCTATGAATTCGAACCCGCCGTGCCACCCGCCCTGATCGCGATGGAACAGGTCACCCTGCTGCCGCATCTGGGAACGGCGGCGCTCGAGGTGCGCGAGGCGATGGGATTGATGGCGCTGGACAACCTGCTGGCGCATCTGGAAGGCCGCCCCCTGCCCAACCCGGTCTGATCGCATGGCCTTCCAACTGGGTCAAATATCCCCGCCGGAGGCTCCTGCGGCAGGTCGGGGACGCTCCGCGGGGGATATTTGTGCCAGTTGGAAATCGGCAGGCTCCGGCACGACAGGCTTCCCGGCCAACGCCTGCCCATGCCGGAGGAGGGGGCGCAATGCCCCCGAGGACGGCCCCCGTGGCGGAGGATGCCGATGATCGTGTCGCGCGGGCGGCGCTTCATTTTCGTGCATGTTCCCAAGACCGGGGGCACCGCGCTGACCCTCGCGCTGGAGGCGCGGGCGATGAAGGACGATATCCTGATCGGCGATACGCCCAAGGCGCGGGCGCGGCGGGGGCGCTTGCAGGGGGTGCGATCGGCGGGGCGGTTGTGGAAGCATTCGACGCTGGCCGACATCGACGGGCTGGTGACGCGCGACGAGGTGAAAGACTTTTTCACGGTCACGCTGGTCCGCAACCCCTGGGATCGCGTGGTCAGCTATTATCACTGGCTGCGCGGGCAAAGCTTTGCCAATCCGGCGGTCGGGCTGGCCAAGACCCATGATTTCAGCGGTTTTCTGAGCCATCCGCAGACGATGACAGCCCTCGCGCTGTGGCCCGCCACAGCCTACATGCGCGATGCGACCGGGGTGGAGCGTGCCAGCCTCTATGTCCGGGTCGAGCATCTGCAGGCCGAGATCGCGCCCTTCGAAGCGCATCTCGGGTTCCGGCTGGCCCCCTTGGCGCGGGTGAACGGCTCCGACCGGGTCCGCGACTGGCGCGGCTATTACACCCCCGCAGATGCCGATCTGGTCGCCGGTCTCTGTGCCCCCGACATCGCCCGTTTCGGCTATCGGTTCGACGGATTTTAGCGAAACGCCGCAATCCCGCCCGGATCGGGCCGTTGCGGCGGCCAAACCCGGCACCATCCTCGCCCGGTTCGGAGAGCG